CTGAATAGAGATAGTCAACATCTCCTCAGAACAGGAGTCAGGAGATGGGAATCCATCTTCAGACTTCACCTCAATATCAATAGTGACCAGTTTGATCTTCTTGATATCCCACTTGATCTCATCCTCAGGATACTTCTCAGAAATATACTGATAAAGATATTTGTCATTACCATAGATCTCGAACCCATCAACACCTTCATACTTCTTGTAGAAGTCACGGCAATCTCTAACCGTCCCAGGTTGAATGGGTTCTACATTATCACCTTCTAGTGTTTTCCACTCTGTTTCTTTCTTTGACTTAACATACAGGGTTGGGAAGAACTCCTCACGGAACTGAACTCTACGACCGTTCTCATAACCACGAACGAGGAACTCATTCCTCAACATCACAACGTTCGTATAGAAATTCATTCCTTCACCAAATCACTGTACTTGTCAAGCAGTGTACCACTGGGTTCAGTAATAGTCAAGATCTTATCAGAATGAACCATAAAGGTATTCTGATTGGTGATATTCACCAACCAAGGAGAAAGTGTCAGATCAGAGTTCACCACAAAGGGTTCTGTCAATTTACAATCTGGTTCACCAATGTCTCCACCTGATTCTTCAATCTGGGTCAACAAGATAAGATTGTTCTGCATCACTAGCACTTTGGGATTCATTGATTTGCTCCAGTCGATCTTCGAATAGTTCTTTTAAAGTGTCAATCGGTTCTACCATAGAAACAATCCAATCAGCAACAACAGGAATATTTCTATCTTTACTCAGTGGCATCCAAGGAAGAATCTGAATACGACTCCGATATTTAGTGTTACCACTCTTCGGTGTATCAGAAATCAACTTGACACGATGAGGACAATCAAGATAGTATCCAACCACCTTTTCATTCACAACCATTTCCTGAACATCAGCAACGATGTCCTCTCCAGATCTCAATACTAGTAGTTTGACTGTCATTTCAGTTTTTCCATTCTCAGTTTGTTTGCTGCGATAGTTGCGTGAAGTTGTTTCACTGCTGCCACAACCTCAGGAGTTTCTTCCCACTCCCAAGTGTCACCAGTTTTGGTCACAAATTGTCTCTTAGTCATAGTTGTCTTTGTTTTTGACATTATATCATAGTTAGTTAGATAAGTCAAAGTCAAAATTGCAAGATAATGTTTTTCTTACCTCATCACTTTTATGTGGTGTCACCCCATGCAGTAAAGTACCTGGAAAAAACATAATATCTCCCGACTCAACAATTGGATCCCAACTTGACACTACACCAAATAAATTTAACCAAGACTTACTCAATGAATTTGCATATCTGTTATAGAAATAAAACTGACTGAAGTTCTCTTCAACTTTGGGAAAGAATACACAAGAAAAATCATATTGCAAGTGATCATGAATTTCTTGAAATTGTCCCTTTTGATAACAGTTAATCCATGGATTGTATATTGTCCACTTAAAACTCTTACCAATAGAACTGGCAAATTGATTGACAGAAGGTGTGAGTAATTGTATTGTCTCTTGCCATGTACATTTGATCGTGTTTATTTCACAAATATCTGTCCAATCATATTGGTGATAGACTTCCTCTTTATTGAGGACAAAAT